TCGCCGTTGCCGCTGCCGTAGCCGCTGCCGCTGCCGCTGCCGTAGCCGCTGCCGCTGCCGTCGCCGTTGCCGCTGCCGTCGCCGTAGCCATGTTTAATTGGCTTATCTAAGTAGCTCATGATTGAGCAACCTCATGCGCGGTACGGATTGATTCGGCTGCGTTGCCTGTTACCGGGATAATCTCAATCGCTTCAAGCCATACTGAATCAAGCTCGCCGCAAATCTTGCTGTCGTCTTGCTTGATGCCGTGTCGTGCGACACCTGACAGGCTGATTGATTCCTTTGCCCACCATTTGTACATACGGCGTGCCTTAGTCAAAATCACTTCATTGCCTGCTTTTTGTTTCAACACGCCGAACCAAACGCCTGCGGAATAAGTGCGAATAATCACTTCCTTGCCGATGGCAAAGTCGTTAATGCCTTTAGCCTCTGTAACTGTTACAGGCGGTAATGGCTCTTCTTCGGATTCTTCCTGTTCACGCATATTGATTGCGCTTGCCACCAGTTCTTCCATCATCAATAACAAGTCTTTTGTGTTGCTTACTTCAAATTTTTTTACTTTCATTTTGTATTTCCTTTTGTATCAAGTGTTTAAAAAAATTGCGCTCTAGGCTCTTATCTTTTCGGCGGCCTTGACCTGTAACCGTTTGTTCGATTTCCCCCATCTCTCGATGTCTTGCTATCGGCTATTGCCTACCTGAAGGGCGGTTACTACGTTTCCTGATTTTTAAAGAACATTGCAGCGGTATTGTTACCTGACACCTGTCCGTCAGTCCGTTTGCTGCTTCGATGTGTGTAGTATAATCTTTTTATACTTAAAGTCAAATATATTTAGTCTTTAAAAGTGTTTAATTTTTATACTTTATTGTTTTTAAATGAAATTAATTTTATACGGGCGCAAAAAAACCGCCCATATAGGGCGGTCTAATTGGTTTGTATTGGATTATTCGTACATCCTTAGCTTGTCTTTTATGTCTTCTAAATCATCTTTGTTTTTGTCGCTTTGGTATTGTGTATAATCTGCATCGGATTTTATCGAATCAGTTTCCGATTTGTCTGTCTTCGATATATCCAATCGTAACAACTCATTTTCAAGACTTGATGATTTTTCATCTATCTCTTTTTCAGCCGTGTCTACACGTTCGAGTATCTTAATCCATCTAACGGTTTGCTGACTCTGTTCATCCTCCACTTTTCTTATGCGGCTGAATAAATGAGCATTCATGCCAATAATTATTAAAAGCAATACAATCACGATCCATTTGAATTTATCCATCTTACTCCCTTTGCTTTGACTGAAGAATATTGTAATCAGGGTCAAGGCGGCTTAATAAGATGTCCGTTGGTATCAGCCTGCGCTTAACCTCTACGACTACTCCGGCAATAAACGCACCATCAGGCAGCGGAACGCCTGATCCGCCATCGTAGATAAAGGTATGCGTCCCATCAATCGCAATGGACAACCTGCCCACCATGCCGCGCTGGTAGCCTGTATTGTCGATACAAATAAGCACCAAGTCTTTATCTCTTGGCGGGATATTCGGCTCCACTATCAGTATGTCACCACGTTTTATCCCTGCAAACTCCACATCATCAGCCATGCGGACGCCGACGGTATTCCCCGAGTGTGGAATAAATGTTGCTGCCCTGTCCCCACTCCCCTGAATTTGCGTCCTGTCCTTATCAGGGTTGGAGAGATGGCGAACAGCGATATCAATATCCAAAAGCGGCATTGATTTTAAAAAGTGCTTGTCTGCGTCGCCAAGCTCTTCTTTTGTTGGCTTGCTTACAGAATTTTGATTCAGTGTGTAACTGGTGTTTGTTTGGTTGCCATTTATCAGGTCTCTTCCTGCACTTTGCTGATATGGCAATGGGTATCCTGTAACCCTGTGTATCTCCATCATTTGCTCAAACGATGGCTTTGAACGTCCGTTTTCCATTGCTGACACATTTGCTTTCGTTCTTCCAAGATGTTCCGCTAATTTTTCTTGGGTCATTTCAGGCCCTGCATATTCACGAGCAGCCAAAACCCATTCGGATAAGTTTATTTGTTCTTTAGTCATTTCGTACTCCTTTACAAATTGTATAAAAAAACTGGACTTCACGGGAATAAATATATTTGACTTTTATGTATTGTTTTTTTATACTTGTGTAAAAAGGAGTTTGACTATGGAAGCGGTTAAAAAGGCGGTTTCGATACTTGGCAGTCAGCAAAAATTGGCTGATTCACTTGGTGTGTCGAAGCAACTTATCAGTAGTTATGTGAATGGTCGTGCAAAGGTAACGGCTGTAAACGCAAAGAAAATAGAAGAATTGACAGGGATTAAACGAGAAGAAATTCGCCCTGATTTATTTTTATAAGTAACTATTTTTTAATGAATTATACAGTTTTAACAGAAAGGAAAAAAATGAAGAAGCAAGATAAAAACCGCCTGTCAAAGAAAGACAGACGGCTTATTAAAAAAGCGATGCTGAAAGCCGCCGCCAAAGGCTGCGATGAGGTTTACAGAATCGCGGAGGGATTGAAAGACGGCTTTGAATTACTTGGTCGGAAAGACGGTTGACTGCCCGGACAGACGGGCGACCGATAAAGGAAAGCCCCACGCGGAAACGTGGGGCAGGGGTTGAGGCACGAGGCCTGCAACAAAAGGAGTAAACATGATAGACCAAAGACAAACACAATGCAAGAAGATTGTCGAGTATATCCGCGCAAACGGACATATCACATCGCTGGAAGCGGCGAAACATCTGAACATCACGCAGTTATGTGCCCGAATAATTGACTTGGAAAGTCGGGGATTTGTTTTTAACAAGCCTAAATTCAAGGTCGGCAACTGTAAAAATCCGGTCGCCCATTACTCAATCGCCAGGTCAGGAATTGAACCATGAATGAATTTATCCCAAACAGTTTTCAGACTGCAAACTCGGTTATCGATGAATACCTGTCGCAGATGAGCGGGAACGCCCTTAAATGCTACATCTTGATTGTTCGGAAAACAAGGGGCTGGCAGAAAACGCATGACAGTCTTTCGATTTCGCAGATTCAAAAATTTACCGGAATCAGGAAAGAAGAAACGGTTCAGAAAGCTATTAACGAACTGGTCGATTTAGGGCTGATTGGCAAGCAAAGCAGAATCGGATTACCGAACGAATATTTTTTAATTTCAGACCCGAAAAAAGGGGTAACACCACCCCCTAAAAATGGGGTACCCCCTGAAAACGGGGTACCCCCAAAAAAAGGGGTAACACCACCCCCTAAAAATGGGGTAGGACCACCCCCAAAAAAGGGGGGTCACATAAATACAAAATACAAAAAACAAATATCTACTAACGTAGATATTAATACAGCGCACGAAAAAACAGCGAAAAAACCAACCAAACACGAAGCCGATTTAGCACTGTTGGCAGAGCATGGAATCGCTGGGCAAATTGCTGAAGACTTTTTGACAATCCGAAAAGCAAAACGGCAGCCGCTGACAGAGACGGCTATGCGCCTGATTGCATCTGACGCGGAGAAATGCGGTATGACTGCGGCGAAAGCGGTTGAATACGCCATCGGCAACGGCTGGGGTAGTTTCAGGGCTGAATGGCTGAAAAACAAAACTTTCGGCAGGTCTGGAAACCGTGGTGGTCTGACACACAATCAAACCGCCGATGTCATGGACGGCAGGAAGTACGGCGACAAGCCGACGACGGATTTTTAAGGGGTTTGGGAATGGCTTTGAAAAGCGCATCTGATTTTTTGAAAAGCTACGGCGGTGCAAAAACCGAACAGCGTAAATGCGCGGAGCATGGCGAATACACGTCAAAAAGCATTTTTCGCGGCGTGTGGACTGGCTGCCCTGTCTGCCAAAAGCTTAAAGCGGCGGATGAGATGGCGGCATACGCGGAAACGCTGCGCCGTGAAGCAAAACGCGACGAAATGTCAAAACGCATTGGCCGCTCCGGCATTGCAGAACGGTTTAAAAACTGCCGAATTGAAAATTTCAAGGTCGATGATGCGGTGCCGGGAATGGCAAGGGCTAAAGCCGCCGCCGCCGACTATGCGGAAAACTTCGAGGACGTTTTGCAGACTGGGCGGAGCATGATTTTTTCGGGTAAGCGCGGCACCGGTAAAAACCATCTCGCCTGCGGCATTGCCCACAAAATCATCGGCGACGGCAAAAGCGCGATTGTGATCACGGTAGGCGATATGTTGCAGACGGTCAAAGACAGCTTTAACGGCGGTAGTGAAAAAGAGGCGGTTGGCGTGTTTGTGAAGCCTGACTTGCTAGTGCTTGATGAATTTGGCGCGGGAAACCTGTCAGAAACGGATGGTCGGATTTTGTTTTCGGTAATCAATGGTCGATATGAGCGGCTTATGCCAACGCTGGTGTTGACTAACTTATCGGCTAAAGATTTCCGCGAAAACGTTGATGCCCGTATCAGAGACCGCTTGAGAGATGGTGGCGGCAAGTTGATACCGTTTGATTGGGATAGTTACCGTGCGTGAAACCTGCTTCCGCTGCAAGTACGCGGATTTTAAAACCCAACTGGACACGCCGATGCACGCTTTTGCGAAATGCGCGAAAGCGCGGAACGAGATGGAAAAAGCGACCTACTACCCACGGACAAATCCATGTGTTACCGGCGCGTTTCAGACGGCATCGGAGGCGGTAATCGCAAGAAGGACGGCGGTTCTTGGAGAATATCCCCCGCAATGCGCCAAATTTGAGCAGGAAGACGGGTAAAACGCTTTGGGAATACCCTAACATACCCGACACGGAAAAAAGCGTTAAAACGCAAATTTGAAGGAAATACGAAAGGAAATAAGAAATGGCAGTGCAAAACACCCCCGACACCCCGGCACAATCCGCCGCGCAACAGGCCGACAACATCAACCCGAAACACTACCGTCAACACGTCTACGAGTGCATCGAATTTACGATGCACATGAATTTCAACCTTGGCAACGCCTTCAAATACATTTGGAGGCACAAAGAAAAAGGCGGGCGTGAAGACTTGGAAAAGGCGGTTTGGTATCTCGAGCGGCAACGAGACGACTCCCCTAAGTTTAAAAAACTTAAATGCAGACACTATGACGAAATGTACGGTGATCTGAATGACTGCGGGTTTGATAGGGACACGGCGGACGCGCTGCGTAGCGTTTTATTCATTGCCTACTACGGCAACAATCATGACAGTGAAGATAATTTCGCGTGGGCACTTGCCTGTGTCAGAAAACTGCTTGCGGCGGTATCGGATAAAGGGGAATGAAAATGAAAAACTGGTTAATTGAGAAATTGGGTGGCGTGCCTAAACAAACCTACATGGCAGCGGCTGAAAGCTATGAGGACACGCTAGCGAAATACATTAAGCGGCTTTACAAGTTGGAGCAGGAAAAATTAGACATGAAAGCCGAAAAAGCCGAAATGGAAAAGGCGGCGAAAATGGTCAGCGCGAACCTGTCGGAAACAATTAGCCGTCTGAACGAAGAAAAACGCACTTCCAACGGATTGATGGCAAAGATGACCACTCAAACGCAGAAAATCGAAGAACTGCAAGCGGAAATCGAAGCGAAGAACGCAGAGCTTGCACGAGTGAAATCAGAGGTTACCGCAACCTTAGAAATCAAAGCCGATACGGCGCTGAAAGCAGAAATCCAACGTCTGCGAGCTGAATTGGAGTTACTGAAACGCAATAAGTTTAAGCGAGGCCGCAAATGATGACACTGTTTTTAATTGGGCTTGGTGTAATAGCGGCACTTATCGGCATCACTCTTTGGGTAGATATGCCGCCGGTTGATGAATTTGGTTGTAGCTTAAAAGGGGAGGGATGGATACTAAGAAATGCAACAAATGCGGAAAAATGAAACCGTTGCCAGAGATGACTAGACGCAGAGATGAGGAAACAGGGGAGTTTAAATACTTGGCTTATTGTAAATCCTGTAAAGCGGAATATCAAAATCAGTATAGGCGTGAGAACCGAGAGATTATTAATCTCAAACAGCACGAACGACGGCAGAAAACACAAAAAGAGAAGCGAACGGGCGTAAAACAAGAGCTATGCAAGCCGGTGGCAGTTGAGCCTAAGTCTAGAGTTTGCAAGTGTTGCAAGCAAGAAAAGCCGATAGACAGCTTTTATAAAAAATATCCAAACAGTGCCGGAATCTGGGTTTATTACTGGCAGTGCAAGGAGTGTAAAAGAGCGGAATACAGGGCGAAGCATGGAGTAAAGCCTGTTATCAAACCGCCAAAGCCAAGCGTATGGGATTTGACGTGTATGCCTAAAGGCTTGAGTGTCGAAGATACTGTCAATCTTTCAAACGAAGCGTTCCCGCTTTTGAGTAACCAGTATTGGAAAGCAGGGGAAGCCCAAAAGATTTACAAACAATTCGGCATGAAATGGAGCTATTTATGAAATTCTCGGTATTTTTGATTTGTGTGTTAGTTACAGCGTTGGTGATCGGATTTGTCGAGTATATGACAAAGAAAGTACGCAACCAAGACGATGACGATGATTGGGGTGGGCATTGTCAGTATTGATAGAAAAGCCGTGTAAGTCTGTATTGCTTCCTTACCCTAACAAGGATTTAAACCCAAACAAGCGGCTAAATCCTCACGTTAAGGCAAAAGTTTTCAAGGCGGCAAAGAATGAGGCTTACACGCTTGCAGAAAGAGCCGGGCTAAAGGGGATTCAGCAAAGGAAGCTTAGATTGCTGTTTTCCCCGCCTGATAGGAGGCGGCGAGACTTAGACAATATGCACGCAAGCATGAAAGCAGCTTTAGATGGCATTGCGCTTGCGATTGGCTGTGATGACAGTGAGTTTTGCCCAATTATTATTGACCGTGCGCCGCCGGTAAAAGGCGGGTCTGTTTTGGTGGAGTTTTACGAATGAGCAAAACAAAAGAGGAAAAGAAGCACCTTGAGCGCGTGGCCTCTATCGGTTGTATCGTCTGTCGCAATGAGGGGCGATACAACATACCGGCAGAGGTACACCATATTCGAAACGGTGCAGGCATGGGTAGGCGCAATAGCCATTTTGAGACGATACCGCTATGCCCTGCACATCATCGGGCTGGTGGAGTAGGGGTAGCATTTCACGCCGCGCCGCGAACGTTTGAAAGCTTATACGGCACGGAAAGAGAATTGTTGAAACAGGTTGAGAATATTTTAAATTGGCAGTAAATCAGCAAGGAAGAACCGTTAAATGCAAAGCGTAGCGTATAGGCTGACAAAAGACAACAAGCGGCCATTGATGACGACCATCTACAACAATCTAGGCGTATGGCTGGAATCAAACGCAGAGCTTGAAGTGTGTGTCAGGCCGTATAAATCAAAACGGAGCGTAGAGCAGAACAGGCGGCTTTGGGCAATCTACGGCAAATTGGCAGATGAGGCGTGGGTAAACGGCAGGCGGTACAGCGCGGAAACGTGGCACGAGTATTGCAAAGGAATGTTTCTAGGTTATGAGTTAAAGGCCATGCCGGACGGAAGCGAGCTTAAAACGCCAATCAGTACGACCACGCTAAACACGGCAGAGATGACAGACTACCAAAACCGCTTGCAATCGTGGGCGGCTGGGGAATTTGGGATAATTTGGGAGTTTTAAATGCTGGTACAGTGCAACGAAGAAACCGGCAGGCGGTGTGGGGAATCGCATGGGCGGTCTAAGCTGACGGACAAAGAGGTTGAGATAATCAGGCGGCTTAACGAACAGGGTGTCAATTATCATATTTTGGCGCGGAGTTTTGATTGTTCGCCCGAGACCGTTGGGCGCATCTGCCGGTGTGAAATTCGCAATGTGATTAAAGTAAAGTTGAAAAAATTAAATGCTGACTGAACAACAAAAACGATTCGTCGAAGAATATTTGATTGATATGAACGGGGCGCGGGCGGCACGGGCGGCGGGTTATTCGGAATCGGCGGCGCGTGAAACCGCATCACGCCTGCTTAAAAAGCCGGAGGTTGCCCAAGCTGTCCGAGAGGCGCGCGAAAAACTCTCGGAGCGTACGGAAATTACACAAGACTGGGTATTGCAACGCTGGGCGGCAATCGCCGATGTGGACAAGCGCGCGTTTTTTGATGATACCGGCCGCCTGCGTCCCGTGAGTGAGTGGACGCGCGAAATGGTATTGGCGGTCGATGGCCTTGATGTAACTGAGACGGAGGGTGAAATCGCGGCTAAGGTGTCAAAACTGAAGCTGTCGAGCAGCAAAGCCGCGTTGGATAGTATCGCCCGTCATTTGGGTATGTTTAAGGATAAGGTCGAGCTGTCGGTTGATGAGACGCTGGCGGAACGTATCGCACGGGCAAAGGCGCGTTTGAAATGACAGACCTGAATAGTCAAATCATCGAAGCCGCCGTTGCGTATCAGCATGACCCATTGTCTTGGGCTATGTTTGCCTATGATTGGGATAATGGCGAATTGGAGGGTTATAAATCCCCCCGCGCGTGGCAGGCGAAAATCATGGAAGATGTGAAAAACCATCTCTCCAATCCTGAGACGCGCCATATGCCGTTGATGATCGCGGTTGCGAGCGGCCACGGTATCGGCAAATCAGCGGAAATTGGGATGCTGATTAACTGGGCTTTATCAACGTGCGAAGACAGCAAGGTCGTCATCACGAGCAATACGGAAACTCAGTTGCGCACCAAGACCGCTCCTGAAGTGGGTAAATGGCAGCGGTTGAGCATAACGGCGGATTGGTTTAACGACGCGGTTATGAGCATCACGGCAAAAGACCGGCTGAATACCAAGACTTGGCGTGCTGACTTTGTGCCGTGGTCGGAGCATAATACTGAGGCGTTCGCCGGTCTGCACAATAAGGGCAAGCGCATTATGCTGGTGTTTGATGAGGCGTCGGCGATTGCGGACAAAGTTTGGGAAGTGGCCGAAGGTGCGCTGACCGATGAAGACACGGAAATTATTTGGCTTGCCTTCGGAAACCCGACGCGAAATATCGGGCGATTCCGTGAATGCTTCCGCCGGTATAAGCATCGCTGGATAACTTATCAAATTGACAGCCGAACGGTCGAGGGGACGAACAAGGCGCAGATGCAAAAATGGGCGGATGACTACGGCGAAGAGTCGGACTTTTTCAAAATCCGCGTGCGCGGTATGTTTCCCGCTATGTCTGCACGTCAGTTTATCTCGGAGGCGGATGTATCGGCAGGGTATGGTAAACATATCCCCAAATCGCAATATGAGTTTGCCCCGAAAATCATCACGGTTGACCCGGCATGGGAGGGGGATGACGAATTTGTGATTGCGATGCGGCAAGGTTTGGTGTTTAAAATCCTTGAGACGTTCCCGAAAAATGATAACGACCTGATCGCCGCGCAAAAAATCGCACGGCATGAGGATGAGTATAAGGCGGACGCGGTATTTATCGACGCGGGATTTGGTACCGGCATTAAATCAGCCGGGCAGGGATTGGGTCGTGATTGGAAATTGGTGTGGTTTGCCGGTAAGTCTAATGACGTGGGCTGCTACAACAAGCGCGCGGAAATGTGGAAAGCGGCGCGTGATTGGCTGAAGAGTGGCGGTGCTATACCTGACGACCCGATGTTGCGCGATGAATTGCAAGCACCCGAACTTGTTCCGCGTGTTGATGGGAAAATACAAATCGAATCCAAAAAAGAAATGAAATCGCGCGGCGTCCCAAGTCCGAACCGTGCCGACGCTTTGGTTATATCGTTTGCGTATCCTGTCATGAAAAAAGAATTTGTAGGTCGTGATGGCGGGGCGCAGGTTCGCAAGGATTATGACCCGATTTGATTTAAAAGATAATCCCGATGTTAACGATTAATAACATCGGGATTTTTTTACTGTACTGCCTCTGATAAAGCCTTGTGTCGTGCTTTGCAGTCATTGTACAAGTGGACTACCTGTAACGACCACGGCAATATCTCTGCGCCGGTATTGCCTGATAGTTTTGGCAGCTTTGGGCATGGTTGCACCAAATCGGCGGGCGGTTTAATCGCTGTCGGCAATGGCGGCGTTGATGACTGACAGGCCGTCAGAATCGATGCACACATTACGATACACAGGGCGTTCAACGATTTTTTGCACTTCAACATATCTAATCCTTTCTTTTTCTTCGCGTTCTGCTTTTTGGTCTTGGTACTTCTCGGACTGTACCCGTTGCTCTTGGGCTTTCTTTATGGCTTCTTCTTTCAGGTGGTTTGATATTTCCAATGCCATATCGTCACGCCCTTTTTGGTAGGCTTTCTTTACGTCTGCATTACACCAAAAAAGAATCCCAATGAGGAATGCAATTACAGCGAGATATCGCCAGTATTTTTTAAGTAATATCAGTATCATAACGTTTTAACATCTCCGTATAGTTTGATAGTTCTTGCTCGGCTTGCTCAAAAGCCGCAAGGTCTGCGTTTTCGCTTGCCTCTCGGCTTTTGGCTTGCCACTCTTTAATCATGCGCTCGCAAAACTCTTTAGGTGTCATTGCGCCGCCATGCATTGCGTGTAGCGTTTTTGGGTGCGCGTCCATACGCCTTTGCAACCGCGTGGACCCCAGTTGCTCGGACGGCTGCAATCTCGCCCTGCGGCGAAGCGGTAACGTAACAGGGCACGGCAGGCTGCTACATGGTTGCCCTTGAGTAACTCGCGGCGCATGGATGACGTGTAAAACTTATGCGCGCCGAAGTTATAAAAGAAGTCGATATAAACATCATATTCGCCTTGAGATAACTCAACGCCGGGCAACATGGCTTTCATTTTCGCCTCGTCTTTACCGACGTGGGCGCGGAGCATCTTATCGGCTCGTTCACGGCTGACGGGCGGGTCGGAGATTTTGACCTTGCTGCCGTCCTCGTAAACGGTGCTGCCATGCCCGACCGTCGCAACCTTGCCGATGTCGTGGTAGGGTTTGGAGCGGTATCCTTCCTCCGCCTTGATGCCGAAAATGGCAATGACAGATGCGCTAAGGATGGCAATCGGTACTTTGTGATTAATCTTCATAGCATTTTCCTTTTTTAATCTGTTGTTTTCGCATTTCGTGTATTTCTTCGGCGCGTTTGTTTTCTTTGGCTTTGAAATAGAGGTTGACGAAAAAACCACCAATGGCGACTGTGAGACCGATAATTGCTACCCAATCAACCCCATTAAATGCACCCATAATCCCAACGCCGGCACCGCCGTATGTTGCATTACTCGCCCAGTTCGAAGCTCCTGACGCGGCTTGTACTGATGTATCTAATTTGTTCATTTTTGTGCTTTCTTTTAAATGCCGCCCGATGGTATCAGGCGGCGTCTTGGTTATTGCAATACTTCAGGTTTAACTTTCTTGACGATTTCAAGGGCGGCGGCTTGAAGCTCTGCATCACTCAGACTGCGACCAAAGAATGCCAAGTCTTTGCCAATATCAACGGATGCCATGCCGTTGCCGTTGTACGCCGAACCAATGGTGATTCTGTCTGCACCTGTGCCTATGTTCATGCTGATAACGTAGGTCTTGTTGAAAGACAGCTCTTCGTTTTTATAAGCTTTACCATCAACAGTAACGCCGATTGGTCGAGTAATTCGGAATTTGTCCTCTGTGCTGCCCTCGACAAAAACAATTTCGCCATCGACCGCTGTGTTTGTTGCTGATTTAAATGCACCTGCAACAATCGCACCAGTTTTCCGACGACCGCCAAGATTGATGACCTTGATTGGGAGGAGTAGTGTTGTGATTCGCTCTGTCAGTAGCATACTTGCCAAGCCGTATGCACCTGCTGAAGCTCTTGCAATCTTCAGGCGGGCACGAATAACGCCGCCGTCCTTATCGATTAAGCCGGGATAATCTTTTGGTGTTGCTCCTTCCTCGCCTTCGACTTTGGTAATGCTGAATTGACCATCTGCACTGCTTACGCTTTCTGCCGTCGCTCCCTCCCAATTGAGGGTGTAGGTTGCAGCAGGTGCGGTTACGGTTGCGGTCGGTTTGGCGGCTGCGTATGCCTCTTCCCATGTTTTCGGCGTTGCTGATTCTGCCGGTAACGCTTTCGGTGTTGTTGATTCGGCATTGGTGGTTGCGCCGTCAAAAGTGATGACTTCCTCTCCAACCTTGTTGTTGTAAACGTTCACGTTTGCGGCGGGGATGTTTGTTAGGTTGATGAACTTACCTGTAAAACTGTCTTTTGTAGGGCCTGTCCAAGTGTTGTTCATAATCTCAAACTTGGATGTGCTGTTTTGAGATTGCGAGGCAAAGCCGAATTGATAATGACGGACGCCGGCATACTGTAATGTGTTGCCGTTGAATTTAATCAGCGGTCGAACATCGGTCTTGAAGAACATGATGTCGTTGTCTGCTTGGTCGGCAGTCTTGCCAAAGTTCAGGGTATTGCCGCTTACTTCAAACACGCCGCCGATTTCTCCGCTTCGATTCGTTTCTTGAATGTAGAACGGTGTTTCGACTACCTGCTCAAGATTGACCGTGTTGTTTTTAAATACAAAATCGCCCAAGCCGTTATGACCCGGTCCAGCACCGAAGAAGATGTTATGAACATTCTTGCCGTTGATTTTGTTGCCTGAAATTTCGGTATTCAATCGGACGTGCGTTGCTTGCTCGTTGTTTCGGATTTCAATCACGCGGTGTACGCCACGACCGTCCCATTCAATATCTTTGATTTCATTGTTTTTGATAGTGATTGATACTTTTGCCGGTTGATTTCGCCAAGCTTGATTTGGCTGTGATTTGTTTTCAATGCGAATTGATGTGTACCGGTAGTAGTCGCGGTTCCTGTCATTTTCATATTCAGGGTAGTCGTCATCTTTAGCGAGGCGGAATTTCGGGTCTTGAATGATTGTGTTACCCTCGATTTCAATCTTGCGCTGCGGATAACCGCGGCTTTCAATGGCAATACCGAATAAGCGGTTGCCCTCGATGTGGTTATCTTTCACGATAAAATCGTAGGCGTCGTGCGAGTCAATGCCCTTGCGGTAGTTATAAATCGCGCGGTTGTTGCGAATAATCATATTCACGTTAACTGAGCCTGCTCCCGAAGCGAAGCCGTAGCCGGTGCCGCCGTCTTTCTCGTGTCCGTTTCGCTCTAATACGTTGTTTTCGATTATGCAGTTGATTTGATTGGCTGCGGAAATACCGGCAACGCGGTTATGGTGGCAGTAACAGTTGACGACACGGTTGTTCATTGAGTGATGTGTCAGGTTGTCAACACTCAATTCACCGCGGAATACCTTGTCATTATCAGTAAATGCCGCCTCGTTACTTGTCAGGTAAATACCCATGCGGTTTGCGCCTGTTGATTCAACGTTCTCAACAAGGCAGCCGCTTGAATTGTTGATATGGATGTTGTTGATCGCGCCGAAATAGGTGTTCCCCTCGCGGTAAAATTCGCCGGTGTATTCGATTTTGAAGTCTTTCAAAACCTTGTCTTTTACGCCGTTAATCAAAATACCGCCGAACCAACGGGCATCGGTTTTATTGGTCTCGGGGTCCCAGTCGATTTCTTGCCCCCAGCCGTATTTCAGGACAGTTTTTTCACGTCCTGCGCCTTTAATGCCTTTGACGTTTGGGAAGTTTTGCTTCGTGATTTTGATTTGGAATGGCAATTCGTAAAAGCCTTCTTCCAATTCCACCATCGCGGCATTCATTTCGGCCTCTTCCAGTTTCATCAGCAGTTGCACGGTGTTTCGGAATTTTCCCGTAAGCCCGATGGCTGCATTGTCGAAGTTGCCGCCAGTCATTTTTAGCTTTTCCTGAATGGCTTTGATTTGTTCAGACATGATTGCCATGCCCTTTTCGTAGTTGGTATTGCCGACTAGATTCATGCTCATGGTTGTTTAACTCCTAGATATTTTCTAAGTTCGTTTAAAAAATTCTCACTGACACCGTCCTGCTTGCTGTCTTGGTGTGTGTATGGTTTGCCGAAGTAATTACTTAACTGCGCCAAAAAGTTCTCGCTGACGCCGCTTTCGTCGGGCAGTTTTGAGTAGGCGGAATAGCCAAAATAAAGCTGCATATCACGCAAGAAACGCTCACTGACGCCGCTTTCATCGGGGATGTTTGAATATCCGCCGTCCTGCGTGATTGCGCCAAGCTGAGTAAATAAATCGCTGATTGAAAGGTTCACGCGCCCAGATTCGTTGAAAACGTATTCTTCAATTTGGCGCGCCTTTTCCTGTACTTCCGCCGACCGTTCGCTAAAGGCGGCGTTCAGGTTGTCAACGGATAGCCGAAAGCGATCGGACTGGTCGGCAAACTCTTTCTTGCTTTCTCCCAGTGTTTTGTTGAACTCTTCGACTGTTCCGTTAAATGTGCCGACCTGCTTTTCATATCCGCGAACGTCTTGTTGGAATTGTTCCACCTGCTGCGGGTAGTCGTTATTGACTATTCGCGTGCCGTCTGCGCTCCATGAAAGCCCTGATTTCGGCTCGGGATTCGGGATGGCTAGGTTGATTTTCTTGTCAGATGTAATGGGTTGGTGCAATGTTCGACGCAATCGGTCTAATAGTTGCAGTGTCAAGATAAGTTGTCGGTCAAGACTGGCGTTTAATACCTGCGGATAAAAACCGCCCTGATTTGTAAACGTGGTAGGTTGCGTATAAATCCACCCGCTCACGATAATCATCCTTCGTCCTTCAGGAAGCGGGTCAATAAGTGTGATAGACCCGCCCGGATTGGTGTCTTGATTGGCGTTTTTTGACACTGTGTACTCTTCGCCAAATGCAAGCTTCACCTCGTCCGTTCCTGCTTTGTTTGACGTATAGACAGCAACGTCGGCAGGGTTGAAAATCTTGAAGCTAAAGGGGTATGTTCGCTCTCCACCGTCGCCGATGAAAAAGCCCGTCTTGACGCTTTGAGAATGGATTGCCATAAAAAAAGCCTCTTTTGGAAATACCTAATGATATTTCTCAAAGAGGCTGTTATATGCAGGACTGATTAATTGCCTTGATGACCCATCAATAACGCTGCCGGATTGTCAGTTTCGTCATCTTGCAAGGCTTCTGCTCCTTTGATGGTTCTGTTGATTTGTGCGGACGGCAAGCCGAAAACATCGCCGAGAAGATTGATACTTGCACGAACAAAAGCATGGTCTATTTCGCCCTGTGCTGCCTGTTGCGCGAACTTGTATGTGTCGTCGATTGGGCGCAATCCCGATGGGCCTGTATAGCCATAGAACCTATCGCCAGTGATAATATTGGCGAGTTGTGCAAGTTCGCGCCCACCAACGAACAAACCGAGCAGGAAGCTGATTTGCTCTTTCGCCAGTTTCTTTGCCAAGTCCTCGTCATCGTCGCCCGGTATCAATGCGGATCTAATCATGGCGTTAAGCGCGTTGGGGATGACGTAAATCATTATCAAATTCGCTGCCAGTTTGGCTTTGCTTTTTTGCGTTTTGGCTTCGACAAATCCCTGATTTAGGGCGGTGTTCATGTAGGCATAGAACACGGTGAACAGCTTCTGCGTGTTGCTTCCGCGTTCAAATTCCGAAAGGTCTTTGATTTGTCCGCCGCCCTGTGTGTCTAAGACGGTTTGGTCGGCAAGTTTGATGGCGGTGTCCAGGTCTTTGCCGCTATCCATAGCCTTTGCAAGCGCGCCATGCCAAATGGAGGTGTCGACGATTTGTTGTATTTTCAACATCAGCCAGTACGAATATTTGGTCAGGAATTTACGGATTTTGCCCGCACCGTTGATGGTTGCCGCCACTTCTCGGATTTCGCGCAATCGGGTGTTACCACGATTGCGCATAAACTCCGACTGCTCCATTGCTGTCCGCGTTGCCTTGATGGGGTGGGTGGTGAATTGGGACAAGCCTACCCATGCATATTTCCCACCAAGACGGGCAACGGCAGGAATGAAGCCTGTACTTTGAAGGATTGCCGATACGATGTTGAAGGCAAGCCCGGCCATGCTGACGTTTTGGCGCAGCAATCCTGAATACTCATCGAAACCTTCTACCGGCGCGGTATTGCCGCGTGCAATATCTTCAAGGGCTTTGTTCAGTTTCTGCTTCGCCTGTGCGCCCAATGTTTCGCGGATTGCCTTGTCAATACTGCTTGATTTCAACAGGCGTGCCGCGTCGATGACAGCTTCGCGGTGCGTGATGTCGTGGATGATTTCGTTCAGGCCGTTGTAGGTAACGGACAAATCCAATAACAACGGGCGATTCTTCACGGCGGCCGCACGGTCTTTGGTAAAGCTGTGCCGCGTGTTGGCCGCCATCTTCGCCGCGCTCTTAATGTCTTCTATGTCAGTAAGGGCGTTGCCGCTCTCGGCTGCCTGCGTGCTGGCGGAATCGTATTTGGCCGGGTAATACCCGCCGCGCAATGTCAGCAGCTCGCCGTCTGCGGTACGGACGGTCAATGGTTTGGCTTCAATCCATTGCGGCTCCGTACCTACCACCTTTCTTTCCAGTTCGGCAATTTGCGGGCGGAAACTCTCGAATAAATCCCATACCTTTTGGACTGCCTGCCATTCTTTGCTGGTCAGGTTTTGCATCGCGTCCATCACTTCGGGCATATTCCAGTTGCGGACGCTGCCATGTCCGCCGCTCAATAGCCGTTGGATGTTGCCTTCATTGCCCAAGTTTAGGGCGATGGCGAACAGTTGGCGGCGTGTGAATTTCTGCCCGCCGATTTGATATTCTGCGCTGCGCCAATATTCGCGGTGCGTCAGGTTGTCGTTTAGCGGCTTCAGAATCTCTTCCAACTTTTGCGCCGTCTCCGCCGTCATGGTTGCCTCTCGGTCGGCGGCTTCGTTGATTGGGCGGATGAAGTAATTCCAAAACGCGCCGGCGTCTTTGCCGCCATCAAGGATGCGCGCAATCGAAGAAATTTTGATATGCCCCCACATGAAACCGCTGAAGCCGTCTTCTACACGTTCGATGTTGTTCGCCGCCGTCGATGTGCGTTTATCGTGGTCGCGTGCATTATCGCGGATTGATTCGACAATTTTGTCGCGGATTTCCTGATAGGTGCGTTTATCGCGGGCGGTCAGCATTTTGTTTTTCAGGCGGCCTAAATGCTCAATGCCTTTCACGGTGTCCACCAGTACGCGCATTTCTTCAACGATCATCTCCCGATAATTGCGCTTCGCCTGAATCTCGGCGATATACTCGGCGTCGATGTTGTGGGCGCGTCCTTGTTCTTCCATCTTTTTGACGAACTGGAGCAGGGAAGTGCGTTTGTCCAAGTCTTTCAGGCTTGGTGCGTTGCTCAATTCCACCGATTCCAATAAGGCTTCGATTTGCTCGCGGTACTCAATATCAATGGATTTGACGACGCGGTTAAATTTGCTCAAGTATTTGCGCGCCGATTCCATTTCTTCACGGGCTTTCAAGACTTCGCGTGCCATTGAGTTTTGCAACAGTTGATTGCGCTTTTGCGTAGTAGCGGTCGGAATATCGCCTTTACGGAATGCTTCCATACTCGCTTTGGCGGCTTTGGCTTCCGCGCGAGTATAGACCGACGGGCGCAAATCACGGACTTTGATTTGCTCCACTTTTTCTTTTGCGTAAACAGATGCGGCTTTGCGAATCAGCGAGGCGGCGCCTGTGGCTTTTGATAACGCTTTAAATTCGGAAGCGATGACGCGCTGACGGATTTCGCTATGGGCGGCAAGGTCGGCGGCTTCTTCAAAGTCTGCTTGCGTCGGCACTTCGCCTTTTTCTGCGAGAATGTTCAGGTATGCGGTTTCTTCGATAGCTTCTTGTGGCGGCTGGGCTTCGGTCAGGGCGCGGATTAAATCTTCACCGCCTGAGAATACCGGCTCGCCGTCCTCATTCAAAATCAGGTCTGATACAAGGTCGGGGTGCATTCCGCCGTTTTTGCGCGTCATGTCAAAATCAATCAGGCGTTCAAGCGTCTGCCCGTCTACGCCCATTGCGACAAGGCTGTCATGGTCGAAGCGGACGGCGGTCAGGGCGTATGGATTGGCTACATGGTCGCCCGCCTTTTGCTCGTGCGGAACATAGGCGGAACTGTAACGCTTGGTACCACGCATTTCATCGAAGAATCGTTCTTCAAAGTCGCGCGGGTCTGCCTTACCTGTATCATCAACGGGCAAGTATCCCTCCTCAGTCAAAGCCTCAATCATGCTGTCGATGCTACGACCGTTGGTTTTGCGCAAAACGGGGTACTGGCTAATCATCTCGTCTTTGTTCACGCCGCCAAGCTTGGCAATGGCTTCAAACAGGCTGTCATGCGTCGCGTCCACCTGCTTGTTGAACTTCGGTTTGCCGTCCCCGATGCGGTTTTCTTCGGTCATGCGGGCAGTCAGAAGCTGCCATGCCCGATATACAGGCTGGCTCATGATGCTGCCGCGTGCTGCCATTTCCGCGCGTTGAAAGTCTGCTTTGTACTGTTTGCGCATCTCGCGGATTTTCCGCGCACGAAGATTGCGGATAAATGCCATGTCGCGTAACGCGCGGGCGGTCAGGTCGTCTTGCGCTTCTGCTGTTGCGCGTTCGGCGTTGTGCCGGTATTGCGCATAATCCGTGTCGTCCATGCCCGCCTGTGCCGCATCTTCAAACATCGGGGTCATACCGTTGATGTATTGGGCTTGCTGAATCTGCTCGTCGCTGGCAAACATTCTGTCAAACACGCTGCGGACTTCATCGGTCAATTCTACGTTCAGGTTTTTTAGGGATTGATATACCTGTTTCAGCCATGAACGGAAACGGCGGAACACTCCGCGCAATTCTTCGCTTGGTGCTTTGCCTTCGTACAGGTAGGCTTCAAAACCGCGCGCCCATTTCTCGTGATTCTCGCGTTGCTCGTTCAGGCTCATTGCGTCCCATGCGGCAAGGTCTTTAACACCGAACCAATCTAAGGTCGTCTGAACGTCGGACAGGAATTGCTGTTCCTGTTCGGTCAGGTTTTCGGCAGGCTTGGCGGTCAGGTCGCGGGCGATGCGGGTATTCGTTTCGAGGAAGAAATGCCCAAGCTCGTGAACGAATGTAGAAGCGTCGGCGTTTTTCAACAGGGCAATCAGGTTATGCTCACGGCTGAACATTCCGCGGTCTGCCCCGCCTTGATACAGTATGTCTTGATTGGTGTCTGCGTTGGGGGTAGAATTGTTTAATACATCAGGCGCTCCCACTTCTGAACGATGACGTGTAGTTTGGTCGTGCGTAGGTACTTTGGAATCGTTACTCTTCCCAGTATCGCCGCCTTGATGTAATTCAAAAGCATTCATCAGCCAGCCGTTAGAACCTTTGTTTCTTACAAGGGTTGCGCGGTATCCGTTATGTTCTATGAACATACTTTCAGATTTCCCATTGCTGTAAATCCTGCTGCTGCCGCCTTTGGCGATTGTGTCAGTTATCTGCATGGTCAGCATTTCTGCTACATCTTGATAACTCATTTCATCTTTACGCATACGGCTTTCAATAATATGCGCTAAACCCATCGCTCCTTTTGTTTTGCCGTTAGCTTTTAAAACTCCCTCGCTGCCCCAAACAAAATCAATCCAGCCTGTATCACTTCGATACATTGCGCGTTTTTGGTCTGCTTTCTCAATAAGGGCTTTATTCATTGCGTCTCGCCCGCGTTGCAGATTAGCTTCAGTGCTTTTCATTGCCGATGCCGATTGATTCAATACGCCGTCGTCAATTAGACTTTCTCCGATCACGTTTAAGCCGCCGTATGCTGCGTCAAAATCACGGATTCCCATATTCAGACGACCTGCAAGGGCTTCAACGGCACGGGCGTACAGCGTCGCATTAGCTTCAGCCTGCGCTGTATCCATAACTCCTGTTGCGGCAAGTTGTGCCTTTGCTTCTTCTTTGAACGCTTCAAATTCCGCTACGCGTCGGTCTTGTTCCGCCTGCGCCTGCTCTTCTTGATGGCGCGTCAGGTCAGCCTGATAGGCTTCGTCCATCATGGCGTCAAATCCTGATTTACGGATTTCTTCTGCTTCGGCGGCGGTCATGGAATCGGGCGTTTCCATTGCGATTTCAGCCAGCGCGTTTTGGTCTTCCTGTGTCAAACGGGCGTGAAAATCTCCGCGCGTCATTTCTACCATGCCGCCCGTTTCCGCCGCCTCTTGGATTCTTGCCGCCATGTCGGGCATGGCTTGGGCAACCGCTGCGGCACGTCCCGACTGCATCAATGCGCCGCCGTCGAAATAGATTTTTTGGTCTTCGCCGTAAACGTCGTTGACGAATGCCGCCTGTTTGTCAGGGTCGCGTTTTGTGAGGCGGGAATTGGTAACAGCCTGAGCCTGTTCTTTTAGGCGCGCACGTGCCTGCTCTGCCGCCTGTGCTTGTGCGGCTCGCTCTTCTACTTTTGCGCGCGCCTCTTTGTAATTGCTACGCGCCTCAAATGCGCCGGTCGGAAGTTCGGCGAACGCTTCCATGATGATGTCGCCCGGCTTGTATTCCCCAGTCAGTGCTTGTGCTGTTGCTTCGCCCGCCGCTCCGCCGCCTGCCTGAATGCCTGCTTCCCCTGCGGTTCGCGCTGCTGCGCTGAGTTTGCCTGTCGCGCCGCCAAGCAGACGACCTGCTAAACCTGCGGTTGCAGCATCGAATAAGCCGATAGATATACCACGCTTCCACGCTTTTTGTTTCGCCTCTGCCATCCAGTCTTCACGGGACAAGGCGTATGCGTAGCGTTCGGTTGGTGTCATGCCGCCTAATTCGTGCGCGTGTTTCTCCAACACTTCTTCCATCGTTGCGGCGTATTCTTGCGCTCCTGAAGATGCGCCGACCGTGCCGACTGCCGCCCAACCGCCCGTCGCCGCGCCAGCAGCCAAACCTAAAGCGTTTTGCCCCAGCGATTCCGCCGACGTATTGAGTAACAGGGTAGGGTTTTTAACGAGATAACCGGCGGCGCCCGCCAATGTCTTCTGCTCTGCAAGTCCGCGTTGTTGTTTTTGAAGTGTTGCGTCAGGTGCGTAACGGTCGATGTCTCGCTGTAATTTCGCTTGAGAATGGGTAATGTCTAATTCACGGTTGTAATACACACCGTTTGCTTTTGCCGCCGCTTCGCGTTGGCGGTTAAGTCCAAATGCGTCTGAGCGCATGAACATACCGTTGAAGTTCTTTTCAGCGGTCAGCCAGCCGCGCTTCAGGGATTTGCCAATATCTGTGAAAAATCCATCTTCGGGCGCTGCGCGTAATACGCCTGCTTTGCGTTCGATTTCCGAAAGTTCGCCTATGTCGTCATGGGCGATGTCTGAAAATTCAGTGTCTGACAAACGCTTAGGAAGAATGGATAAACCGCCGATTTGCGCTTCAATTTGGTCGAGCTTCAGGCGTGAATTTGCGGTCTGCGGCATTTCCTTTACCACGCCGACAGGTACTTTCAGGCTTGCCGCCTTACGGTTGATTTCGGCCACTTCGTCAGGGTTCACGCCAAAGCTGGTAAGTAGCGCGGCGCGTCGTTTTTGGATGTCGTTTGTATCTGCCATAATTAATATCTCACGGAAATGTTTTCATCATCAGGGTGGATTTCTAAGAGCGATTTCTTGGTATCACTAAACCAGCCGCGCTCTGTTACAACGGTGGCGGCGGCAAGTTTGCGGATGATGGCTACCATCTCATCTTCGCTCAGTTTCCTACCAATCCGTTTTTCTTCCGCTGCAATGGCGCGGTCGCTGTTGTATTGGATGGTTGCAATGCGTAGTTTCATTTCCGCCCCTTGAATTTTTTTATCAGGGTCGAGGTTAAATTCGCGCCGCAATACTTCGTCGAACCGGTACTTTGACAATTTGGCGTGTTGAATGCCTTGTTTATCAAGATTGCGTTTCGCATTAATTAATGCCTGCGTGTATCGGTTCCCAAGAATTGCCCGCTTAGAAGCGATGTCGTCTTCCGAAAGCTTTGCCAAAACATTAGGATTAGAAAGTTCGGTATATGCCTCCGCTGATCGCAAATCCAATTCTGACTGATGCTTTGTCTGAATTGATAGGCCGTACCGCATAACTTCTTCCCGCTGTTTTGGTGTCAGTGTTTGCATAAGGCTTTTCGGAATTACCCGCGTATCTCCGCCATTTTTTTCTACGAAGTCTAAAACCTTGTTCATTTTGGCGGTTTCCTGCTCTTTCTGTGCAGTCTCGTATGCCGACAGTTGACGGTTGATGTTCTCGCGGACGCTCGCCTGCTGATTCTTTGGAAGTTGGCGGATTGCCTTTTCCATCGCCACTGGGTCGCCAGTGGGAATACTGACGTAACTTGTACCGCCTCCGCCGCCTTTCCCTACTTTCATTGCCCGTGCCGCCCAGTCCAAAACCTGCTGCGCGGTCTTTCCTGATAAAACCGTTTTGTTTGCGTTGATGGATTGCGTCGAAATGAAAGACGATACGGGTTGATTCGGGTCGGCTCGCAACAGCTTAGGACCTTCTCCGCTGCCCAAAAAGTGCATAACGTACAGGTTGCGCACATTGACCGGGAAGCCGTGTTTTTTGAGTAGGGCGGCATTCTCTTCAACGTAACGGGTTGTCATCTCGCGGGAAAGGGCAGGGTCTGGTTTCAGTGCTTTAAGCTGCGCATTCGTTTTGCCGTTGGCGATGTCGGGTCGGTATTTCCGTACCATATAGAACCACGTCGAATCAATGAACTGTCCAAGCCCTTCGGCCGTGCTTTTTTTGTTTTTGGCGATTGGATTGTTTTTTGATTCGTAACCGATGATGCGGCTTACGGCGTCATGTACCGGATTGCCTGTCTCTGCTTTCGATGAATCGGTATTGACAGGGATTTGAATCACGTCGCCAGGTTTGAAATTGGCGGTCGCATCTTCGATGACTTGGTCTTGGTATGCCTGCTCGATTTTTTGGCGGGCTTTGACTACGGTTTCGCCGTGGGCAAATGCACCATATTTGATGGCAAGGCGGGTGGCTTCGGCGTAATTCCCTTTGTCGATTTGGTCGTCGATGACCTGTCGGATTGCCTTGTCTGAAGCGTCCATGACTTTTTTTTGCATGGTTTCGCTGTCCCAGCCATACAAGTCTTGAAGCCCTTTTGCTGCCGAAATAGCACGGTCGATGGCCGCGTCTCGTTCTTCGTCTGTTGTGGAAAGTGAAAACGAATTGGCGGCTAATTCGATTTGCGTGTTGAGCGAGGTGTCTTTCCATTTTCGCCCCTCTGCTAGTAAATGCTCGCCGGTTTTATTGCGCAAGGTTTGGCGGATACCATCAAGACGTTGAGTAAATAATGCTTTTTGCACGTCGTTTTTCAGCGTGTCTTTAATCGCATTGGCGTGTTCCATTAGGTAGCCGTCGTATTCATCTACCAACGATTGACCGTTGGGGCGATTCAGTGCATTCTCGCCGCGCAAGTTTTCGTAGCCGTTATTGGGATTGACGCGCAAATCCTGCTCGAATGCCTTTACCTGCGCCAAAGCGTTATCGGTCGCAAGTTCGTTCATTTCCGCAAGCATTTTCATCTGGGCGTTTACAGCCTCTTGCCCTGCTGAAAATGCCTGATTGCCTGCTCGCGTTACTTCAACGCCAACATCAGGAAGAGATGGTGCGGTAAAGTGCGCGGATGGTGCATTGGCTACGCCTACACTAAATTCGTTTGATACTGGTACTTTCATTATTTCCACCCGTTATTCATTGCGTACAGTCCATAAATCGGATCGTCGGATTTTGGTTTGCTTTGGAATGCGCCTTGTTTCTTTAGGCTGTACCAGTTTTGCGCAACCTGACTGGCTCCTGTGAGTAGGGTGTTATGCGTTGCAAGTAGTGGCGAAACTCCCGCTTTCTGCGCTCGTGCAAATAATGCTTGGTTTTGGTGCTGAACGCCTTGCAATCGATAGCCCCACGCCTCAGCAACGGCGTTTTGTTCGATTTGGTCTTTGTCGACCTCTTTCATAAATTCGGTATCTGCTAAAAGTTCTACGGCGTTTTCGCTAGATAAGTCCACGCCATTTGCTGCTAGTGCTACACGTTGGGAACTTTTCAGACGACCTGACTTTATTCCAAGTGCGGCTATCTGTTTATCTCGTTGCAAGAAAACGTTTTGCGCTTGTCGTTCGCTGTTTTTGGCATTCATTTCAGCCATGAATGCTTGTAGTTCCGCATTTCTGCGGATAGAACGGGCGGAATAAAACGCGCCCGCAACTTGACCGATTACGCCGATTCCCTGTGTAGCGAGGCCGGCATAATCGCCAAATTTATTCCAATCGATAGAAGAAGAACTCATGATTAAACCTCCTGAATTTAGGAATTTAACCATGAGTTCTTTGCTTTATATGCAGGCTTCAACCTACGGAAAATTCAGCAGCTACCGACAAAACGGTTATCGGTAATGGGTTTTCCTGTTTGACTTGCATCAACCCGTCATCGTCCCATTGCCCGCCAACGTTGATTTCAATTATGCCGGTCTTCGGGCGGGTTGGGTGGCTGAATACTTCTGTCGTCCGTTGCTTGTATTCATACATCTTTCCGCCATACGCTCCAGCAAGAACCGCGACAGATTCATAAACACGCAACCAAACCTTATTCAGATTCTTCGTGCGCCCCTGTCCCATCGCTGCATCAATCTGAAAGGCAAGCGGAAGTGTGGTGATGGACGCTTCTATCGGCAATCCAACGCTGATAACGGAAGCTGTGATTCCGTCGGGTAAATGAATCGTACCGTTTGATACTACAGTTTTAGGCATGACGTTTCCGTCAGCTAATACACAAACCGTCTTGCCTTCCAATATTCCAAGATTGCTGACCGTGCTTACGGGATTCCCGCTATAAGTCAAACCGCCGTCCATGAAGTAATAGTCTTTCGTGGAAGTGAACCTTCTCTGTTTCATCCGTTCAACATACCGTACATCTCTGCCATTTACATTGCGTCGAACGATGGCGTAAAGAACATCATCTTCTCCCTCAGTTACTGACGTTACACTTTCAAAATAACCGTTCGTGTCGTGCTTGTGCCATGCTCCGATACTCTGTTCGGGTAAGTATGTCAGCCCCAAAAGGGTGCCGTCAGACGACACACACCACACAATCGGGAATGGCGATTTTTGAAGGCACATATCGACGATTTTTTTGTTGTCGAATAAGTGGCTTGAACGTATGGAAATATCCCCTGTGATGTAGCCGTTTGCCTGCCAGTTGTAGGCAAGTTCACGGATATGCCCGCCTCTAGCGGCCGCATAAATCAGCGAATTATTAGCGATAACTGGCTGAACCATAGACGACCCGATGTAGGACTGCGGCGATACTGAAATTGACGATGGTGTCAGATAGTCAGTGTTCAGGGTGTTTACGTTCCATTCTGCACTTCCCGTCATGAGAATCATCTTATTGAGTGGGACGATGTGTTGAATCATGCTCGCCTCGCGCGAAGCCAGTTTGAAAGAGATTCGGTCGTCATCCTTAATCGGTAAGGAATAGCTTAGGTTGCTTTCCGTCCCGGTCTTCGTCATCCAAACTTGCAGCGGCTTTTCTTTAGTGCCAGCAAATACACGCCGCTGTTGGAAATATGAAACGGCAGACGGGAAAGAAGACTGGGTTATAACGGCTCGCTCAAATTCAATGTTCTGTGAGAAGATTTCGCCTTTCAGAATCATGTTTGGTTTTTTGTAACCATAACCGCGAGACGTTATTAATACATCCACCATTTGCCCATCTCTGATAATCGGATTCGCTGTTGCACCTGCTCCTCCCCCCTCCTCATCTCCGATCAGGATTGAGAAGCTTTGAGACAGATTCCATTTAATTGCGGCATGGGAAATATTCCTTGTGTATTCCTCCCACTCGTCAGCGGTGCCTGTCCTTTTCCTGTAAATCTTCAGTCTGGGATTGGTGTAGCCACTTCCCGGTCTTAGAGCTTTCACACTCTTTAATTTATAATCAAAAAACGCTAACGACAAGACGGCTCCGATTCCTGTTTCGTCTTCAAGTTCAATTTTATAAGTGTAAGTTCCTTCTATTCTGTTGATGCGAGTATCAAACGGAGTCCCGGTAAATACTTCATAGTTACCAGCAGTTGAAAGCAATTTTGGATAACTGCCTTCGCTCTCGAGTATCGGGGCAACAATTTTTCCGTAATTTGGGATTGCGATCGGTTTCACACCAACAAACGAATCTATCCCGCCTTGCAAAAAGATGTTGTCGTAAATCGGCGGTGTGCTTGATGTATCCGCAGCAATATTGTCATCAATAAAGTACAGTTCGTTTGTTTGCCCGATATAACCAAAAATGCCGCTTGTGCGTTTGTAGATTTTGTAACGCCCTGCGCCGGCAACCGGTCTCCACTCAATGCGATTATGATTCCCTGTGACGAAAATGTTATTGTTGATGGTGACGATTTCAGATGTTTCGGACTCTGAATTTAGGCCATCATTACTGATTGCCGTTACGCAATACTGGGTGTCGTAATAGACTTTGTTCGGGTTTCCAGCATCTCCGCCTTTATGTGCTTGACCCGTTACTCCTTTGGGCGATTCAATCACCGCGCCAAAAGTAATAGGTTTAAATTCCCATTGCTTCGCGGATAGACGACGCAGTTCGCATGGGAGATGGTTACAATGGACAAGCGTCATCACGTCGCCTGATTGGACGTAATGAACATCGAAAATCTCATTTTCATTGTATGGGCTTGATATTTCATAGGGCTGCCCATCGTCACTCAATAACGTCGCTCCGTTGGTGTGAAAACGAAAGTATCCTACGCCCATTTCAATAGCAAAGGATTGGTCGTTTGAAAACTGGAATGGAATCAAGCGTGCTTTGGAATAATCGTTACGCGCAACATTCACAAACTCAAAGCCCGCCCGATTCTCTGCCGAACCATCGGGACGGATAACAAAGTTCCGACATTCTGAAAGCCCGTTCCGATAGTATGGGTCTTCAATACGCCCAAACATATTTGGCGAAACTTCTCCGCCGATAAAGGATTGCTGTAAAAGTCGTGTATTTGCCATTACTGTCTCGCCAATATTGCTGCCGGTGTAAATTGGATTTGCTGTGAGAATTGCCGCGCATCGTTATTTTTCGCCTGCGCAATCAGGCTTTGCACTTGTGATTCGCACATTGCCGCATACTGCGTGCCTGTATCGCTTTTAATGATTGCGCCTGCCAACATTGCCGCCAGTTTCCAAGATAGTGCAATAGTAAAAACGGGCGTGAATAGATGTGAATTTTGAACGCGCTGTGTGTAGCGAAGCATCGCATTTTCAGTGTTTGTCCAAATAATCCGATGCCCGTCCGCTGTTGTTTCGCGGGCATGGTTGACCGACAGGCAGTCAATATCATTAGCTGCCGATTCAGGAAATATGCTTATAATTTGCAGGCATTCCGTTGGTACCGCATAGCAGAACCGCCATTGTTTTGAATCATGTTTCAAAGTGGCGAGCGGCTCACGCCTTAATGCAAAATCCTATGCGTAGGCCTCTAACAATGTGTCGCGAGCCATCGGATAGAATCGGGCGCAATACTCCGCTTCGATTGAGTTTTCAGGCGGGTCTATGCTTGATACGTCTGCCGCTTGCCCGATATGGCTTAATGCCAAATTGCAAATATCGATTACTGAAGACATTTTTTCATCCATTAAAAAAGGGCGGTTTCCCGCCCTTGCTGTGTTTCTTTATGCTTCGTCGCTTGCTTCCAACAAGGCTTTCAGGGCGGCTTCGCCTGCGTTGCCATGATAGCTAATACCACGCTCGTCTAAGAGTGCCTTAAGCTCCTCTTTTGTCAGATTGTCGTATTTACCGCCTACCGGCTCTTTGGTCTGTTCTTGCTGGTTTTCTTGGTTAACAGATTCAAACCATGATGCAGTCAGACCGTCTTCCACTTCGAAGGAATCGCCTTCTTCACGGATTTGACCGTAGAAACCGCGTTTGATAGCTACTACTTTCATTATTTTTTGCCACTCCATACTTTACGAGATTCGGGCATCGGCTCGTTGTTTTGCAAGCCGCTGACGATTGCCGCATTGATTTTGCCTGCTGTCATTGAACCTGTGACGGCGTAATAGGCACGGATATATCGGCGGTGTTTTACCGGTAAAGGCAGAACGTATTGCGCACACGCTTTCAGGTCGGTTGCCGCAATGGTGACGCCGGTAATGACGTTCGTGAAGTTCGTGTTGTTTTCAGAATCTTGCAGGGAGATAGTCAGCGAGCCGCCTGTAAATGCTTCGGGAACGGTAAATACGGCGTACAACGAAGATGGCCCATTGCCAAGATTCGGATTTTTCAAACCAAAATCAACAACGTTGGTTGAGGCGGCAGACGTGGTTACGGCTTGTTTGATTGACAGTTCCAGTAAAGAATCAATAATCATTTGTCGCTCCTTATTTCACGCGGGCTTCGGTGGACAGCAGGGAATCGGTAACGCGAACCGGCACGCCCTCGCCGTCGCCGAAATGAGTTACCAACTTGCCGCCAACTTCGCGCTGGGTAATGGTGTGGTTTGCGCTTGCCGCAATTTGAGCGCGCAACACACGGCGCAAATCGCGGTTCATGTAGAACGCCGGACGACCTTTCAGATTCGGAACAAGTTCCAAAGCATCAACCATCAATTCAGGCAGGTTAGGACCGGTTTTCAGTGTCTTATCCAGTTTCTTCACGTCGATGTTCGCAATGCGGACAACGTAACGCCAGTCGCGGACGCACAAGCCATTTTCCCAAACGTATTTGCTTTCGTGGGCTTCGTAGCGGTTGCCCTCGTCGTCATTGACGGTAACGATACCCATATCTTTCTTTTGCAAGCCTGCTTTTGAGCCTTTAGGGTAAATGCAATGGACGGTATCAGTACCCCATACAACCAACCAGATAGAGGCATTGTCAGCACCCTCGCCGCCGGCGTCGATGATGTTTCGACCATTTTCGGCAGACTTGTTCGAGAAGCGTGGCGCAAAACCCATGAAACGTTCAGGATTGATGTTTCCATCTTCATACCACAATGTATCAGCCATTTTCTGACCCATTGATTCGATGAACGGAGTTTCTTCTGACATCAGCCATTGGGCTGAATTTCCATTCAGGGTAAGCAATTTTTCATCAACCAAAGCGCGTGCGCCCAGTTCGCCCATCGAATCTTTCACAGAAACGACAGTTGATTTGCTATTCGGGATACCTTTATACAGGCGACGCCATGCGGTATCAGGCAAGCCGCCGCGAACGGTAGTAGTATGCTCGGTAACGCCGTTGGCTTCTACGACGACCATATCTTCCAGTTCGTCATGCTTCTCGGAGAGAATCTCGACGATGTTGTGAATGATTTTGCCGTCTTGACCCAAGCGGGCGGTAACGTCTGCGAGTGTAGGATGGCGTGAGTTCAAAGTTGGCATGTTTTAACTTCCTTTCTTATGGATTAAGATTTTTGGTGTTTGGGAAAAGTGCGCGGGCGTCGCTGGTTTGCGGCGCACCTGTTGCCGATACGAAACCATCTTCGGAGATGGCTTTGCCGACACGGTAGAACAAGCGGATAACTTCGGGATTGTTCCCAAGTCGGCTTTCATTCAGCAATTTTTTCAGTTCAGGTGTAGCGAACTTTTCCATTGCCTTTGCAGCAACCGCCATGTTTTCATTCAGTTTGTATCCGCCAAATTCAGCGTCTGCGCGTGAAGCTGCCTCCCATTCTGCGCTTGCTTTTTCAACGGCTTTAATTTGTTGTTGCGCCAAATGCGGGGCAATTTTGCCTAAGATGATGTCAGCCTTTTCTTGAGACAATCCCGCCTCTTTGGCGGCTTCGGCGTAAATATCGATGGTTTCTTGGTCGTACTCCATGCCTTCGGGGACTTTGAAGTCGTACTTTTCGGGAACTTCAGATTCGGGGGTTGCTTCTTGTTTACCCTGATCGCCCTCGTTGTTTTCGGGCGGCGGGGTGTCGCCTTGATTGCCAGCGGCGCCCAGTAAAGTTTCTTCAGGCTGGTTTTGTGGATCCGCGCCCGGTGTTTCGTTGTTTACTTCGCCTTGATTTTCTTCAATGCTCATCTTCACTTTCCTTGGTTAAAATTAAATGGAAATTTTTTGTCTGCTCAATAAGAGTTAGTAAGCGCAACCCTAGATTACGTCGCCCCTCCTTAAATGCAGCGATGGTGGGCGTTTCGCTAAACGTTGAGCGCCACACACCGGCATCTTCAAGCAGGTTTCTGACGATACGTCGCCCGCGCTTATCTGACATCAGCCATTCGAAATCTTCACTTTGTTGCTTGAGTAGCAACTCGTCATTTTTTTTCTTGGCTTCCAGTTCATCAAAATCAACGTGATTCATTTTATATATTCCACTCCCGATTATATGCAGGGCTTATTCTGATAATCCTTGCGCCTGCGCTAATGCTTGCGCGATGTTTGCCCCCTGTTCCGCTTGTTGTAACTGACTGGCTTCTGCCTGCTGCTGCGCACGCTGTTCACGAATCGCAACCACATCATCAGGATTTGTCAGTATGCGCGGATCAATACCAAGCGAATCTGCGTATATCTCAGCCCACTTATCGCCATTCAGATTGTCTAAAACATCGGGCTTAATTTGCGCTACGGAAGCAATCGCGCCGACAAAGCGGTCTATGCTGTTCACGCCGATTGCTCGTTGCGCTTGCGCCAAAATAGAAACGAGAACGACGTTTATATCTTGGTCGGCTATTGCGTCAGGTGGTGGCGGTAAAATGCCGGCATTAACCATTGCGGAAAAAGTGATTTCAATTAGCGGGTCGATAAGTTCATTTTGTAGGCGCTCCAGTACAGGACCTAACATCAACATCTTTTCTTCATGGCGTTCCGCAACTTCAGTGGCGGTCATGTTTTGTGATTGTTGAGACACCATTAAGAACAGGTCAGCATAAAATGCAGCTTGAATCCGTTGCCGAACGTCGTTGATATCGGCAAGCAGCGGGTTTAAATCCAAGTTGACATTAAATGCTGACCGTATTGATTCACCCTGTTCATCGCCGTTGTGGTAAAGGATTCCGCCCGGCAAGAAACCTGCCGACTGTCCTTTCATGCTCGTCGGTGCAATGATTGGAGGGTTGACGGCATAGTCAATCCCACGCAATTTCATACGCTGATTGAATTGCAACTGCTTGACATCGCCCAATGCGGTCATAGCCGGACTGTTTCCATAGACGTTGTTGTCGCTAATATCCCATCGCGGGCAGACTGCGGGGAATTTTAGGAAGCCGGATTCACGAAGAACCTTCCCGTCCTCTGCGCCAACTTCAAGATATACCGACTTATACGGCATATTTTTCGAATCTTTCCGACTTGGGTCTCGTTCTCGGCGCGGTTCGATGGCGTGAATGATTTTGACTTTTTGGTCGTACTTCTTGCTTTCATACATATTTCTCGTCGATTCGCTGACGTTCTCAATGCCAAATTCTTCAACCGTTTCGACAACGCTTTTTTCAAACTCTCGGTAAATCGTATCAACTTCACCGCGCCAGTTAGTTGCAACCGCATATTCTCCGATTGTTAGCGGGTAGCATCGGATCACGTCTTGGTAGTCGGGTAAGATAATGCAGGCCGCCGTTCCAAATGCCGCCAATTCCTGATACATGGAATGAAGCGAGCCGTAAATATTGCTACGCTGGAACACAGACAGCATCATGTTTTCAACTTTAGCCAGCCACTCTTTGACTTCGTGATATTGATTCATCTCGTCGTCGTGCATGGCTAGTTTGAACCACGGACGGGACGGCGACGTAAGGCCGCCCATCATCCCAGCGGATAAAATATCCAGTGCGCGGATTGGGGTGTTGTCGTAAATCTTGTTGTGTTTCTTCCCGCCGTTATTGGAATCGCCATCAAGGAATCGCCCATTTCTCGGTAAGATGTTTTCTGATATTTCCCGCCAATGGTTCATCCAAGACGAACGCTCCGTCTTTAAAGATTCCCATCGGCGGTAAATATTTCTGCGTTGGTCTTCCATTTTTTAAGCGCCCAGTAAAGTTTGCTTACCAAGTTTCAGGCTGTTTGGGTCAATACCTCCCACTCCTGTGAGCATGGTTGAGCCTGTGCCTGCTGCATCTTGCTGTTGCTTACTCAAAACAGACTGCGCGTCAGTTTGTTTTTGATTGGCGCGGTTGGTGTCAATATCGGCCTGAGCTTGGGCTTTCTTGGCATTTTCTTTTGCTTGGTTGGCTGAATTGCGGTTTGCCGCGTCTTGTTTGTTGCCCTGATAAATCGAGGCGCCGACGCCTACTGCGCTGACAATGAGCGTGGCGATTGGTATAGCTGCTGGCATATTACAAACCTTTCTGAAATATGATTTCTTCTTGCTGGAACTTAAGCCGCTCCAATAACTTGGCAAAATTACTGCCCGGCTTCGCGTGATACAGGACTTTTTTTGCACCCGCTGCCTTTGCCGCCAACTCAAATTCACGCATCAGTTTCAAACCTGATCGCCCTGCACGATGTGCAGGATGAATGAAAAGCAGGTCATGTTGTGCGATTAATTGGTCGTAATGCGGATGGCGAGATAGGAAGCCTGAAACATATCCGACAATCTCGCCGTCTGACACGGCGGCAAAAGCTATAATCAGGTTCTGCGCCTCCAGTGTTTGATAGGTTTGGATGTCTAGTTCAGGCGGTCTGTCGGAAAATTCCGATTCTGTCTCACGCCAATGTAACGCCGACAGTTTGCGCGTTTCGTCGAAATGTTCGGATATTTTTACCGGCACGATTTCAATCATAAAAAAATCCCATTAATGAATAATGGGATTGTATTTCTTGGGGTGGTAATTATATGCAGACTTAGTGTATTTGATTGGCTATTAAAATGTCATAAAGCCGCCTAATGGTTAGGCGGCTTGCGTTGATGGAAATAACTTGTATGGGGAGATTGTTGTTAGGGTAGGTTTCAGCAGATTGTCCCGTCACTGTCCCTGTATGTGATAACTATATGATTTATTTAATAATAATGGTGCGGACGGAGAGACTCGAACTCTCACACCTTGCGGCGCCAGAACCTAAATCTGGTGCGTCTACCAATTTCGCCACGTCCGCACTAATTTGAATCGTGGATTATACACAAGATTAATGGGGGCGCAAAGTCTTGTTTGCTTGAATTTTTCGGTTTATCCCTTATATAATGTTTTATTCCGGCCGTCTGAAAGCAGGGTTTGTTTTCAGACGGCCTCAACTTTACTATTGGTGAGGAAGGGCAGATGCCTGCTTTATTGATTAAAGATTTCTTGCAGACGCAAGGTTTGAAGTTGCCTGCGGATGATATACATGTTGCTTATTTGACTGCTCAGGCTGTGATTAAAATGGGCAATGCTTCGGTTGAGCGTTCGATTTTGTGGCCGTCTGAAGACGGTTGGCAGTTGGCGGATTATGTTGATGCCGAACATGAATTGTTGCTGAAACAGATTTTTATGGCTTTGGATTCGGTTGCCGAGCGCACCGAGCATTTGAAAAGTGCTGCGGTTTATACCGCGTTTCCGAAAGATGGCGCGTTGTCGCTGGTTCGACTGAGCCGTTGGGGCATGCCATTGGAAAATGTGATTCCAATCGACGAGCAGACCGGACAGGCTTTTTTGGCTGTGCGTACGGCGCAAAGCGGTTGGATGAATGTTTGTCAGAATGTGGCGTATTGGCAGGAAATTGGTGAATTGTCGGCCGAACGCAATCATCCCGGCTTGAGTCAGATTTCTGTTCCTGTCTGTATGCCCAGCGGTGCGGTTTTGGGTGTGGTGCATGCCGAGTTTGATATCAAAGACGGCGCGCCTGACGAAGTATTGGTGGCTTGGATTGCCCTTGCCTTAGCCCTGTCGGATTCTTTGAAAAATCTGTTGGGCATGGCTGAAAACGAGGAAATGGAAAATGAGTAACGCCTTGAAGTTTGTCGCGTCATGCCGTTTGCCTACGGAATGGGGCGAATTTACCATGCACGGCTTTGAAGAAGAGGGCGGTCAGGAGCATGTCGCATTGACGATGGGCGATGTTTCAGACGGCCTGCCTGTGTTATCGCGTATTCATTCCGAGTGCTTGACCGGCGATGCTTTATTTTCGGTGAAATGTGATTGCGGCCCTCAGTTACAAGCGGCGATGCAGGCCGTTCAAAAAGAAGGGCGTGGCGTTATCGTATATTTGCGTCAAGAAGGCAGGGGCATTGGTTTGATAAACAAAATCCGTGCTTATCGTCTGCAAGATCAGGGCTTGGATACGGTTGAGGCCAATGTAGCGCTCGGCCTTCCTGTTGATGCGCGCGACTTTACTTTGGCTAAACAGATTTATGATTATCTGCATATTCGTGAAGTCAGATTGTTGACCAATAATCCTGAAAAAATCCAAACGTTGAAAGATTCCGGCATTAATGTGGTCGAACGGATTGCATTACATGTCGGCGAAAATGTGGAAAATGAGCGTTATCTGCATACTAAAGCGGATAAATTGGGACATTTGATTTTTGATTGATGGATAGGCATAACGGTAATTTTTGTGGCTAAATAAAATATTCTATATTCTTTCAATGGGATATATTTTTATTTAAATAAAAACCTTGCGCATGGTCTGATTTTTTGATTTAATGTCAGCTTATCGGGTGATTAGCTCAGTTGGTAGAGCGTCTGCCTTACAAGCAGAATGTCGGCGGTTCGACTCCGTCATCACCCACCAAGTTTCCTTTCATTGTCCCTGACAATGGATGCGCGGTGGTAGCTCAGTTGGTTAGAGTACCGGCCTGTCACGCCGGGGGTCGCGGGTTCGAGCCCCGTCCGCCGCGCCATTATTTAAAAAGCACTGATTATATCAGTGCTTTTTTATTTGTCTTAAAGATACAATTAAGCTGCAAAAATAGAAACAGGTAAGTAACGGGGTATTGAAATACTGTTTAACCTTAAATTCTGATGATTTTAAAAAAGGCCGTCTGAAACTTTTAAAGTTTCAGACGGCCTTTAGCCTATTAAAACAATGGATTAAATATCCAATTCCGCCGTATCGCCTTCGCGTTCCATCCATGCACGGCGGGCG